ATCCGCCGTCGGCTTCATATAGAGCTCGTCCCAATCAACATCCGCCGCTTCGAGTTCGGCGATCGTCGCCGCCCGATCAGCCTCGACGCGAGCCGTCACGATCAGGACCGCGCCCTCATAATCGTCCACGAAGTCGACGACGCTACGGATCGGCTCGCCCTCGAACGAGATCAGCGTCCCGTCAATGTCGACGATGATCGCCGGCGCGCCATCAAGGTTCCGCTCGCCACCCGGCTCGAGTCCCTCAGCCAGAGACACGGCGACCATCTGCGCGATAGCAGCATCCTTCGACTCGTGACAACCAATCACTTCGCCGTCATCTTTGATCGTCGCCCACCCGTCACACTCGGAACTCTGGTCAGTAATGAAATACGGCACGCTTACCCCATCGTCTGGATCATCACGCTGACCGAATGCGATCCGCTGGCGATGCCATAGAGAACCTCGCCAGGGTTCAGCGTGATCGATCGCTCTTCCTTGCCGTCAAGATGGATACCGTTGCTAGTCGTCACGTCTGATCCTCCGAGGAAGACTTGCTGCGCCGACTCGTTATTGTGAACCGTTACGCGCTGACTCATCTGACTAGCGCCGGCGACAACTGCGCGCGCCGTACCTAGCGTGATCTGATTCGTGGAGATCGTCACGCGTCGACCTCGTAAGCCGCCTTCGGATCTTCAGGATCAACCTGCGCGATAGCCTGCAGCTGCACACTCGGCAGGCCCGTATGCGGAAGCGCCTGCAAGCCGAGCGACTCGAGGACAGCGGCCGGATCAAAGCCGGACTGGATCATGCGCTGCGCGATGACGCTCTTCTTGTCCAGCTCCGTCAGGTTCGCCGCGGCAAGATCCACATTTGCAAGGGGAACGCGGTTCACGTCGCCGCCGTCTACCGGCGGGAAGTCCTCAATACGACGCACATCATTGACCGAGAAGAATCCAGCCTGCAAGCCTGTCGAGTAGGCGGCATACCGGCTAGCCGTGTCGCCGCGGAGCAGGCCGTTCACGTTGAAGGATAGGAATGCGACGCCCGGCAGGAGGCGCGAATACGAGTCCTCAATCTTGACGATGTACGGCCTGAGCGTATGCGTCACGAAAGAAATGCCATTAGCCTCGACCGACGCATACGACATTGCGCCGGGAGTGGTAACGCCAATCATCGACGGCGGACACCTAAACGTGCGTGCGATCTCCTCGACGGCGAACTGGCGCGACTCGAGCATCTGCGCCTCATTCGGCTGCACACTCGTCTTCGTAAACTTCGCCCCACCAAACAAGACGCCAGGGCGATGAGCACGCCGCACGCTACGATGCTGCGCCTCAAAACTGTCGGCAAGATCCTTAGCCTGCTCGCGCGTCAGATTCCCCGGATACTCAATCAGGCCGCCTACCGTTGAGCCCTGCCCGAAGAATAATTGGGCGAACGCGTCGAGCGCCTTAGCCAGCCCCAGCGTCTCCTTCACGAGATCAATGCGGGACCGGCCACGCAACTCGCCCGGCATCTGCAACTCGGTGATATGGATCATGTCCTCATAGGCGACAATCTCTTTGCCATTGTCGACGACGTACTCGGGGCGCCGCGTAGTCTTACTCAGGCGAATCTCAACGCGCTTCGGATTCAGCACCACGAGGCCGGCGATGCCCTGATCGTCGCGCAGGATACGCGTGAACGAGTTGCCGTTGATTAGGAGCGACACGAGGACCTGTTGGAAGTGCGCCGTCCGTGAGACGCCAACCTCCGGCAAGTCGAGCCAGACAGGACGCGGACGATACGGCGTCCGCGTACCATCACGCCGCACAAACGAATCAACCGGCAGCGTAGAAATAGAATCAGCGATCAGCCGGACACAAGCGTAGACAACGCCGAGCCGCATCGACTCATCCTGACTCATCGTCACGCCACTGCTCGTGCTCAGCATCAAGTCATCGCCGGAGGCGAACATGCTCTGGAAGCTGATCGCACGCTCTTCGTGCTCACTCGACTGGTTGAAGATTCTATTGAGCACGGGACCTCTCGTATGCGATGCCAAACACTAGGAGAAATACACCCGCTGCGATGATACCCGCCGGCACGAGCAGCAAGCCAATACCGACCGAGATCAGAATCGCAGCGAACGATTCCACTACTAGAATGATAGCCGCCGATTTAGACACTAAAGAACCCCGGCACGATCGCTCCCTCCGATTGGATAACTGCACCATACGTGGCCATCACGCCAGCCACAAGAGCATCGATACGCTGACGCTGCCTCATCTTGCTGATCTTCCATCCTCGGTCCGTCATCTGCCCGACAGTCTGGAGACAATGCTGCGCGAACTCGGCATCCGATCCTGAGTGCCGCAGATTCCCCTCACCCAGCATGGCGTAGAAAGTCTGGTACGCGTCCGCCATCGTCGCCGAGTTCTGCGGCATCGTGACCATAATCAAGCCCTCGGCGTCTAGTGTCTGCGCGGATCGCTCGAAGAATCGCGGATCGTAGAAGCATCCAGCCAACTCGTACTCGGCGCCAATCATGCGGATATGATCCTCGACCTCGGCAAGATCGACGTTACGGCCAGGCGACGGCGTCCAGATCTTCGCCTCGAGCACGATGCGCTGATCGTCGGGACGCTGCCACGCCATCACACAAGCCGTCGCATCATGAACAATGCCCACGTCAATACCAATCGAAACGCGACTGCCCGGCTCGATAATCACGTCCCGCTCAATCGCGTTATTCCACCAATCCGCCGAGATCCACGCATTCGCACCCGCAACCCACACACACCCGTGCAGCTGCAGAACCTCCTCAGCGGATAGTTCAGGATTGGCAGCCTGCCGCTCGAGGTACTCCTCCGTAATCCACGACGCAGGATTCGCGAGTTTGAGACTGGCACTATCGGTAGCGTCCTTTGTAGGCGCCGAATAGTTATAGATCAGCGTCCGCGCATTCTTGTTTCGACTGATCGTCAGGCCCGGATGCTTCTCAACATCGCCGACGGATTCGTTCCGGTCAATCATCCGACCGAGGATTCCCGTATCGCGCTCGTTCGCATCGCCGGCCGTAGTGATCGTAAACGTCTGAGTATTCTTGCGAGCACCGCCGCCCGTCGTCAGCGCGGCCCACGCCTTCCGCTGCGTTGGCTTCGTCCAGGCATGCAACTCGTCAGCGATCACAAGCGACGGCGAGAAGCCATGCAGCGTATTCGGATCCGACGCCATCCGCATGATCTTGCCACCACCATCAGCCCTAGCGATCTCGCCAATGTATTCGCGCAACACGACCATACTCGCCAGCTCGGGATTCCGCCTGATATACGACACGATCGAATCGAAGAGACGGCCAGCCTGCTTATCACTCGCCGCCGCCAAGAGAATCTCCGGCTGCGTCTCATCCATCAGCAAGCGATACAACGCGTACGCGGCGAGCATCGAAGTCTTGCCATTCTTGCGACTTACGACGAGCGTCACCGACCCCCAGCTAGGCGTCGCCCCCGTCGGATCACTCGTCGCCAACGCCTCACCCATGAACTCAACCTGCCACGGCTCAATCACCAGCGGCTCACCGGCGAACTGGTCAATACTCTGAACTAGATACGTCTCGCACCACCACGCGAAATGATCGATACGCGATCCCGACGCGTACTCTTCCCACCGCATCCGCGTCAACGTACTCACTTCGACGCGACCCGAATAATCGGCGGAGCCTTACGATCGGTCGACGACGACGCTCCAGGCGGCCGACCCGGACCCGCACGCTTGATCGCATCCGGCTCCAACTTCAACGCCTTACGCGCCCGATGGGCATCCGACTCAAGATCGCGAATCAACTTTACAAGCGGATGGACAGCCTCCACACCATTCGGATACGAAGCGACCCACGGCCGACCAGCCGCAAGCCAGTCGCGACGCACCGACTCGAGCATGTCAATCGCCCGAGCAAACGCCACAACCGCATCATAGAACCGCTCAGAATCAGCGAAGCCGCCAATCTGCTCAGCCGCGACAACGAACGCGCGGCGCCCGTCAGCGCCGAGATCAGACGGAGGCTCAAGATTGGATACCCCGCTGGTCACCCGATTTCCTTCCCAGAAGAGTGGGGCCGGGTTCCT